TCAGAGTCGCTGCGCGACTCCCCTGATTCCTCATAAATTTCAGGAAACAAAGACCCTATCTGCCGTCCTGTGACGTACCGGGCCGCGAACATCATACCGAACCTCATATCCTCCTGGAGAACCACGTCACGGCCGCACGCCTTTGCGTAGTGGGCGGCCATGACCGTCGCAGATTCCATGACGGGCCTGAAGATGTCGAGAGCCGATTCGAGGATCGCAGAGGTGTCAAAGTCGCCATCACCTGACCGGGGAGTCAAAGAGTCCATTGTCTCTTCTTGAATTTTAAAACAAAATTGGGGAAGAGAAGTCGCGCAGTTGCGGACCGGCGGCCGTCAAAAAGTCAGCCTTCGGCCGACTTTCCTCTTACTGAAAATTAGAAAACAGAATGGTCGCGGACCCGTTGGCAACCTGGACGAAATTATAGTTTACAGCATAGACTCTGATGTTTCTATTGTCTGTGCTGGGATTCAAGTTGAGTTTCAAAATTTGATTCTGAATTCGTGAGAGGTTGACGCCGCCTGATGGCCGTCTGGATTCGGGGTCGAGGCTGAAAGAGTACATGTAGAAATAATAGGCTGGAACGCGGGTATGAAACTCTAGACCCTGGACGACTCGGAGGAACAGGGGGGATCCTACATCGGTGGAAATGCGTTCGGTAGAGTTGAAAAGGAGCTCGAGGTTGACAATCTGCTGGACGTTTGATGTGTTGTTGGCCAGAAAGTCGTACCCGTTGGCATTTTGGTTTTGAATTACAAAAAAGAGTTCCTTGACGACGTTTGAGAACCCTAGGTTACACCGGACGGCTGTGGCGCCCGCCAAGGCGAAGAACTCAGCCAGTTGGACCTGTTCGATGACGTGGATCTGTGGGGTCCGTCGGATATACTCAATCTCTTTCTGTCCGAGGTATGTGTATTCCACATGTAAAAAGGCGGTGACGGGCTCGACGATGTCGACGGGTGGCAGGGTGAAGGTCCCGGTGGGGTTGGTGACGATCCGAAACGTCACTTGTTCTTTCATGGCGCACAGAGGAATTCCCTTTTTAAGAATAGAAAAGGGGAGGGGAATAGTGTAACCGGCAGCGGCGACCTGTGTACCTTTACCTATGAGGCCTCTGAGAGCCGCTTGTTTACCTTGGGGCACTTCAATATCGTATTTCATAGCAATAAATTCTCCATAAATTCTTTCAATTAATTCAGATCCAAAATATATCTCCACGTGTTCGATGAAGAGGGTACCGACAGACTCTTCCACCACGACAGACAGGAGACTGGGCGGCAAAAAGACTTTGAGATACATTTCGGTTATGAGATCCCCGGAGCGCGGGAGTTCTATGAAATTCTCGGCGCCCATGACGAGCGCGCCGTTATCAAACTGAACCTTGTCTACGCGGGACGAGAAGAGGCTCGAACCTTCATATTTTTCTTTAAAATACGTAACCTGTGGATCTACACTCAGGGCTATATCCTCCTGACCTAAAAAGGTTAAACTGGCTCGGGAGGCCATCTCTAATAAGTTCGCAGAACTTATTTACGCGCCGCTAGGCGCTTTTCCTTAGAGGTTCTTGACATCCCATGAACTTTATAGGACCGCCCTTACGGGCGGCCACGGGCAAGGACCTTTCAGGTCTTGCCCCCTAGGTGTTGAACCTCAGACCTCCCAATCCGTCAGCAATCTGTAAAATGTTGTAATTTACAGCCGTGATCCGCAGTTCTTTGGCGGGTAAGAAGGCTTGTCCGCCGCAATTCAGCGTCAACAGAACCTGCTTGATTCGACTGAAATTGATCTGACCGTGGGGTTTGGGGGACCCCGTATTGGTCGTGAAGGAGTACATGAAGAAGTTGCGTTGGGGGAAGTTTTCGTAATGGTTGAACGGCTCTAAACTTCCCGTGTAAAGGGCGTCCGTCGTGTCGGTCGTGAAAACCTCTTGGCCGTTGAAGCTGAGTCCAAAACTCAGAACGGCGTTGTTCGAATAGTCATACGGGAGCTGGTTTGATGGTTGGACCACGAAGAAGAGTTCGCGCACGGGATTCTTGAGATCCAGGTTAAACACGGCGTTTTGGAAGCTCGGCAAGAGACCGATGGTTTGGTACTGACACTGTGTAATCACGTAGTCGAGACGGGCCCGCTGAAACCAGTTGATTTCAGGATCCGAGAGGTAAACATAGTCGACGATGATGGTCGCTCCCAGAGTCGGAGAGTTGACGGTTGCTACGGCGGTCAACTCGGAAAAGTTTCGGAAGGTGACGTGAACCTCCACGTCATGTCTCCCGAGAGCCACGAGCGGCAAATACAGGGCGGGATTTCCGTAGAAATAAAAGGGTAAATTGACAAAGTATGTGCGGCCCGGTGGGTTGATGGTCGTGCCAGTGTCATTTTTACCAGTCAGAACCTGGAGGCCCGGCTGGTTTTCATATGATACGTGGAGGTCGTTCCACAGTTCTATGGCTTCACCCGTGAGGCTCTGGATCGTTTGGCCGCCGATTTTGAGGTCGGCGGTCTTGATTGCCCACGTGCCGACTGAATCGTAATAGGAATAGATTTGATTGGCCGCCTGCTGGGTAGGACTGGTTATGGGGTACACGGAGATGAACGTATTTGAAAAAATGTTGGGGGCGGCGGTCGAACCGGCCACGGTCACCGATACTGGATAAGTTGCTGACGTGTCAGTCACGACAAGAGGAACCTGAAACGTATAAGGGGGCAAGAGACCCACGCCAACCTGGTACGTCCTTGGGCCGAACGTGATACTCGTCACAGGATCTGCCGTACACACCGCGCCTGTGAGCATAAAGGTTCCCGCATTGCTAAAGTTCAGGCCGGCGCTCGTATAGGATATGAGGTTCGACACTCCATTGGATGTGAAATTTGAGATGAAATCAAAAGGGCTCGTGAGGGTAGTGACGTTTGACTGGAAGGTTAATCCGTTATCTGGTAAAACGACCGTGTCCGGGTTCATCCCCGTGTAGACACCGACACGGTTCACTATAAAATAGCTATTGGAGAGGATGGTGGTCGTCGTAGTAGTTGTGATGTTCATGGTGTAATCACGGGTCGCGTCCGAGACGATGACTGGCAGAGTGAATGCGAATGTGGGATCGCGACCCTGTACAGACATGTCATAATCATATTGGAGGTTGGAGCCTTCCCATATTGAGACGTTCGAAACGTAACCACTGGTCAAAGAGAGGACACCCGTCACGAGGTATTCTCCCGCTTGTCCGAATTTTATAATAGAATTGGGTGAAAGGGTCAGGCTCGTGCCACCCGATACAGCAACATTGCCGTACAACTGGATTCTGCACGGGTTTGCGTCCATGACGACGTCCGAGCTAAACCTGTAAATTTCATCGACGGGATTTATAGAAATATAGGAGTTGGCCTGAAGTTGGGTTCCAGTGCTCGTGACGTAGAAATAGTACGTGTTGGCAGTATTCGTGATTTTCATCGGAATGACGACGGGCATGGAGGGATCGGGGGACACACGGAAAGTGTAAGAGTATTCGAAATTGGGATTGACCGGTGCACCGCCTTCGATTGATTCGATGGTGCTCGACCCATAGCTGAAAGTGGCCATGGAACCGGCGCCGAGCTCGAAGCCCGCCTTGATCGCATAGAGCCCCGAGTCTGTAAACTGAACGCGGCCGCCGGTCGTCACTGGATATTTTGCCGATCTATCAGCCGTCGTCCAGTACGGACCAGTTGGTGAGATTCCTGCAAAATCAAGAAACTGTAAACCAGACACGTTATAGGGCTGATTCAAGGAAGTGAACAGCCCAGTCTTGGTGTCTGCTGGAAGGGCGCCAGTTGATTTTACCCACCCCGCTTGTTCGAGTGTAAAGTCGCTTGTACGGGTCACGGTCGATATGTAGTTTGGTGAAGCGTTCGAAGGTGAGACGGAATTTGCCTGTAAATTCGAAGTGCTATTCACAGTGTACACGAGGTTGCCGCTCACGGGGTTTATGCTCGTGTACGCCTTGGGATCAAAACCAAAAAAGACTCCAGAGGCCAAGTACGCGCTAGAATTCTCAACTTCAATGGATGCACAGTTGCTGAAGACGAACTTGTTGTCCACTGGGTTGTACTCGACGTAGGGTGTGAAGGTGGTCGTGAGCCACAGGGCGGCGTTATTCGTCGAATATGATGGGACGAAAAGGGTCGCTGTGAGGGTCGTGTTGGCTCCGGCTGTTGCTGGGGAGATGACACACAAGTATGGTTCGTTTGTGCTGACCGCGGGTGGTGTCGGCCACGTCCAGTCGGCGCCGGGGTTGTTGAGAGCCGGTAACTGAAGTTTGAGCGTCAGGCCGCGCACGAGATCCCCCTTGGTTGGAATTTTACAGATGTTGTTCTGACCGTAATTGACCTGTTGATCCAGGAAGGGGATGTCGTATGCTTCAAGCACGAAGGGGGTGTGACGGCGGTACATGCCCGAAAAATACGTCACTTGGGGATCCCCTGTGAGATATGCATCCTGTTG